GGATAGGCGGCAGGGTCGCGTGGATCGCGTGGCCCGTGCAATGTAACTGCCACGGATTGACCCGAGCGGGTTAAATATGCAGAGCCGCCCGTCACGATAACGCTTATGGGCGAGTCGATATGCACGATGCGGGTCGGATCGGCGCGTAATTGGTCAATATACGTTTTCATTCTGTAATCTCCACTACTTCAGGGATAGACGGGTCCAGCATGGGCGCCGGTCGGTCGGCGTGCTCGTAATCCACCTTGGCAAGGTTCAAATGGCCGTTCAGGGCCGCGTAGCGTGCCACATAGTCGGCCGTGCTCATCCCGGCCGCAAACGTCGGGAAATAGCGCTTGCTGCTATCGTGCTTGGTCTGGCCCTTGTCCTTGGGCAGTTTGCGCCCCTTGCGGCCCTTGGATTTGTCTATAAGCGCCAGTAGCTCGCGCGTCGGTTCGGCGTTTTCGGGCTTAACTGTAAACGTGGCTTTTCCGTGGGTGATGGTGATCATGGCGTCATGTTCCAAAAGTAAAGGGCAAAGGGCGCGCCGATCAGCGCGGCGACGATGGTGGCTTGCAGGAGATCGCGCCAGGTGTTGGGCCGGCGCTCGGGCGTGTAATGCTGTCTCATGCCATGCCTTCCTTCCACAGGGGGCGGTAAGACCAACGGCGGCCATATTCGTCAGCTTCGGCGATTGCTTGGGCCACTTGCCATCGGGCAGCGGATTTTTGGTAGGCGGTCATGTTTCACTCTACTGTGGCCGGACGGATTGTCCGCAGCAAAGGCCATCGCGGCCCTTGCTACTGAAAATCAGACGGCCGCGATCGCAATCACCCGGCGCCTATGACCGGCCGCGTGGTCGGCGATCACAATGTCGCGCGCTTGAATGCTTGTGCCGGCGCAGAGGGTGCATTTAGCGCATGTTGACCGTTTGCCCGCTTCGGCCGATGCCGGGCAGGATGCTTCACCGGGTTGCACGTCAACGCCGATGGATACGCGGAAAACCCGCATGCCCAACAAGTTAGCCCGCGCCGCTTCGTCGATTGTGTCCGCCGATGCCATGACGAGCGGCGCCCATGCGGCCGCGTCAAAATCGGGCCTTTGCCACTGATGAGTGTAGCCCCGACGGCCGGCCGCGTAGCGGGTAATCGACGTCCACATTGTCACTGGCGCAGCGGCCGGGTCACCGTACGTGCCCAGGCGCACGATCTTACCGGCCAGGGCGCGCGCGATCGTGGCCGGGTCCGCTTTGGTGTACCGGCCGCGCCGGTAGGCTTCATAAACCGACCGGACCGAGCGGCCGACATTGACGTAGCAGGGCGCCTGGCCGTTTTGCTTTGCCAGTAGCGGCCGGTGCGGGCAATCACCACAAATTGACTCATCGGCGCCGTTTTTGAGTGCTTCGACGGGCGCCACATCGGCGCGAATGATGAAGGATTGCACAATCGCGCCAGTTTTGGCGTTGTCCGAGCCGTCCAACTTGTTGACGATGACGACGATGGGCGCGCCGTCGATTAGGGACGGACCTTCATATGCGATATAGCCTAGTGCTTTCATGGTTTGCCTTTACTGTAGTGGATTGAATGGGCGCCCAGCTTGCGCCGGGCTGGGTTGATTAAAGAATCGGGCTTGTCAGCTTGATCACGTTAGCCCGGCTTGTGTCGGGTTGCGCCAGCCAACGGACGCGCCAGGCCAACATATCTTGCATGTTGGCGAGAATGTCGAGCTTGGCCAACGTGTACGTGTCGAGCTTAGGCGCGTGTGCCAACGTGTAGCGCAGGCCGTTGTCGCGGATGCTGCGGCGGTAAGCGAGATAAGTTTTGCGGTCCATTGTGTGCTCCCGGTGGTTGATTAAAAATTAGGCAGTGGGGTTTGCCTGCTGTCGATTGTAAAGCAATTCTTTGCGTCTCTATCGGTACAAACCCTTATGGATTGTGGGTCGGACGTGGGTCGGACGTGGGTAGCGAAAAGACGAGGGATTGCCCATGCGTCGCCATAGGGAAAATGGGCTTTGTGGTTATTGTGGATAGTGTGTTTATTAATAGATAGAGAAATAAAATATACTGTATAGGTATACAGTGGTTTAGCCACATGCGCCCGCGCCGTCAGGCCCGGCGCCGCATGCTGTCGCCAACGTGACAAAGGGGGTTGAGCGATTTAAATTCGATTGCCCACATATCCACATTGACCACAAACCCACGGCCGCATGGCCGCGGGCCACGCAGCCGGATCAATTTCAACCACATGGTCCACATGACCCACATGACCCACGCCAGCACGGCCGCGCGGCCGCAACTCACGCAGGCCGACCGACCGCCGACCCGTTGCCCACATGGCCCACATGACCCACGGCCGCGGGCTCGGGGCTGGCGGGCGGTCAGCCAGGGGGGAGGGGGGGAGGGCCGACGGGGTGGAGGTCACGGCGGCGTAGGGGCTGCAAACAATTTTTCTTTTTTCAAAAATTTTTGGTATATTCCGCGCATGTTCGAGACTTTGCCGTATGAGCCGCGTCAGTTGCGAGCGACTGAGGATCGGCTCCATCGCATATACAAGGCCGCCAAGCTCGGCCTCAAGGGCGACACTTTGGCCTTGGCCGCCGGCATGTTGCCCAAGGAGTACATGCAGCTAAAGCAGTTCGACAGCGTTGCGGAGTACGCAGAACTCAAGGGTCGCGCCGAGGGCGAGATGTTGGCAAGCGAGCAGCTACACCAGGCGGCGGCGCAGGGCGACGCCAAGGCGGCTCTTGCCATTTTGCAGAACGTCCACGGCTGGGTGGCTAAGCAGGCCATCAGTGTGGATGTGAACCAGCAGATCAGCATCACGGCGGCGCTGCAAGAGGCGCAGCGGCGCGTGTTGGATGTTGTGGAGGTCATTAGTGAAGATACTTCTATGGATCGGCGTCTTTCTGTTCCTCCTGTGGCTGTTCAGTCCGTTGATTGATCTTTAATGCAGACCACACGCTACAGCGCGCAGGACGAGCAGGAACTGATGGCCCGGCTGTGGTCGCCGGCCATCAAGGACAACCCGCTGGCGTTTGTGATGTTCGCGTACCCGTGGGGCGACAAGGGTACGCCGCTGGAGCACTTCACTGGACCGCGTAAATGGCAGCGCGAGGTGCTCACAGCCATCGCCGACCACATCAAACAGAATGGCGGACGTCTAGACTTCGACGTGCTGCGCCTAGCAGTCAGTTCGGGCCGTGGTATCGGCAAGTCGGCGCTAGTCAGTTGGATCACGGACTGGATGCTGTCCACGCGGATCGGCTCGACGACCATCATCTCGGCCAACAGTGAGTCGCAGTTGCGCTCTATCACCTGGGCCGAGTTGACAAAGTGGCTGGCGATGTCGATTAACAGCCATTGGTTCGAGGTCAGCGCGACCAGGCTGATGCCGGCCAAGTGGCTGACCGAGCTAGTCGAGCGCGATCTGCGAAAAGGCACGCGCTACTGGGGCGTCGAGGGGCGGCTGTGGTCGGCTGAGAACCCCGACGCCTACGCTGGCGTGCACAACTTCGACGGCGTGATGGTAATTTTTGATGAGGCGTCGGGTATTGACGACTCGATCTGGGCCGTGACGAGCGGTTTTTTCACGGAAAACACGCCAAATCGCTTCTGGCTGGCGTTTTCCAACCCGCGCCGCAACACCGGGTACTTTTACGAGGCGTTTAACAGCAAACGCGAGTTTTGGAAGTCGAAAATCGTGGACGCAAGGACGGTCGAGGGTACCGACAAGGCGGTCTACGAGCAGATCATCGCTGAATACGGGCCGGACAGCAGCCAAGCGCACGTCGAGGTGTACGGTCAGTTCCCTAACGAGGGCGACGACCAGTTCATCAGCATCGGCATCGTGGACGCGGCGATGAAAAGGCAGCCGTACAAGGACGAATCGGCGCCGATCGTGGTGGGCGTGGACCCGGCGCGGTTCGGGGCGGACGCGACCGTCATCGCCGTGCGGCAGGGGCGCGACATATTGAAGCTGATCAGGCACCGGGGCGACGACACCATGACGGTGGTCGGGCACGTCATCGACGCGATCGAGGAGTTTAAGCCTACGCTGGTCAACATCGACGAGGGTGGGCTGGGCGCGGGTGTCGTGGACCGGCTCAAGGAGCAACGGTACAAGATCAGAGGCGTGAACTTCGGCAACAAGGCCAAGAATCCGATCATGTACGGCAACAAGCGGGCGGAAATCTGGGGCGAGATGCGCGACTGGCTCAAGTCGGCGAGTGTGCCAAACGACAGGTTCTTGAAGTCTGACCTGATTTCGCCTAAGATGAAGCCAGATTCTCGTGGTACGATCTATCTGGAGTCCAAAAAGGACATGAAAGCCCGTGGTTTGGCAAGCCCCGACGCAGCAGATGCAATAGCGTTGACGTTTGCCTTTCCTGTGGCGCACCGCGAGATGCGCGAAGACAAGCAGCGCACTGCGCGGTCGATGGGCTACGGTACTGTCTCAACCTCTTGGATGGGGGCGTAATGGCGAAAAAAGGCGTGTCTCTTAGCGTTGGACGGGGCGAGAAGCTACCCGTCAGCAAGGGCGCGGGCCTGACCGCCAAAGGGCGCGCCAAGTACAACGCAGCTACCGGCTCCAACCTCAAGGCGCCAGCACCCAACCCCAAGACCAAGGCCGACGCTGGCCGCAAGGCGTCCTTCTGTGCCCGCATGGAAGGGGTTGTCAAGAACGCCAAGGGCGACGCCGAGCGCGCCAAAGCATCACTCAAACGATGGAAGTGTTGATATGAAAAAGCCCGGACTCTACGCTAACATCCACGCTAAGCGCGAGCGCATCAAAGAAGGCTCGGGCGAGAAGATGAGGAAGCCTGGCTCGCCTGGCGCGCCGACCAACAAGGCGTTCAAACAGTCGGCCAAGACGGCCAAGAAGAGCAAGTAATGCCGCTCGTCAAGTCTGCTAGTAAAGAAGCCTTCCGCAAGAACGTGAAGGCTGAAGTCAAAGCTGGCAAGCCGGTCAAACAGGCCGTTGCCATCGCATATGCTGTCAAGCGCGCTGCGCCGAAAGGAAAGAAATGAGCAAGCACCTCGAACCCATCAGCAAACTCAACGCCCGTGAGCCGAAGATGTCCGGCGGCGGGATGCCTGACCGCAACAAAGAGACGTACTCTAAGATGCCCGGCATGGGCTGCCACGGTAGCATTCCCGCAGGCAACAACGTCAAGGCGACCGTTGCCAAGGTTCTGAGTAAGATCAAGTAATCATGGACTACACAGGAATCGCCGCTGCTGGCGCGGTCAGCGAAGGCGGCTCGGCCAAGGACAAGAGCGACTCCGAGGTGCTCTCGACGGCCCGCAGCCGCCTGAACATGGCGATTTCTGCGCTGTCTGAGTCGCGTGAAGACGAGCTAGACGATCTGCGCTTTTACGCCGGCTCGCCCGACAACCACTGGCAGTGGCCGGCCGACGTGCTGGCAACTCGCGGTGCGGTGCAGGGCCAGACGATCAACGCCAGGCCGTGCCTGACCATCAACAAGCTGCCGCAGCACGTCCATCAGGTGACCAACGAGCAGCGGCAAAACAGGCCGCAGCCCAAGGTAATCCCGGCCGACGACGGCGCTGATGTTGAAGTCGCGGAAATCTTCAACGGCATGATCCGGCACATCGAGTACATCTCGGACGCCGACGTGGCCTACGACACCGCCTGCGAGAACCAAGTGTCTTACGGCGAGGGCTACGCCCGTATCTTGACCGAGTACTGCGACGACAACACGTTCGACCAAGACATCAAGATCGGGCGCATCCGCAACTCGTTTAGCGTCTACATGGACCCGCTGATCCAAGACCCGTGCGGCTCCGATGCCCGCTGGTGCTTCATCACCGAGGACATTCCCAAGGACGAGTACGAGCGTCAGTACCCGGACGCTGCGCCCATCACCACGCTGCAAACGCTGGGCGTGGGCGACCAAGGCTTTAGCCAGTGGATGAACGAAAACACGGTGCGGATCGCCGAGTATTTCTACGTTGAGAACACCAAAGAGACGCTCAACCTGTACCCCGGCAACGTCACGGCGTTCCAAGGCACGCCCGAGGACAAGATGCTGCGGATGCAGTTTGGCAAGCCCCTGCGCTCGCGCCCGTCTGACCGCAAGAAGGTCAAGTGGCTCAAAATCAACGGCTACGAGGTGCTGGAGCGGTCTGACTGGGCCGGCTCGCACATCCCGGTGGTACGCTGCGTGGGTAACGAGTTTGAGGTTGAGGGCCGGCTGTACGTCAGCGGCCTCGTGCGTAACGCCAAAGACGCGCAGCGCATGTACAACTACTGGACCAGCCAAGAAGCCGAGATGCTGGCCTTGGCCCCCAAGGCGCCGTTTATCGGCTACGGCGGTCAGTTCGAGGGCTACGAGATGCAGTGGAAGACTGCAAACACCCAGAACTGGCCCTACCTTGAGGTCAACCCGGACGTCACCGACGGCGCAGGCGCCGTGCTGCCGCTGCCCCAGCGCGCAGCCCCGCCGCTGCCGCAGACGGGCCTGATCCAGGCCAAGATGGGCGCGTCTGACGACATCAAGAACACGACCGGCCAGTACAACGCATCGTTGGGCCAGACGTCCAACGAGCGCAGCGGTAAGGCCATCTTGGCCCGTCAGCGCGAGTCGGACACCGGCACGTACCACTACGTGGACAACTACGCTCGGTTTATCCGCTATATTGGGCGGCAACTGATCGACCTGATCCCGAAAATCTACGACACGCAGCGCATCGCCCGCATCGTCGGCGAGGACGGCCAGTCTAAGATGGTCAAAATCAACCCGATGCAGCCCGAGCCGGTCAAAAAGATCGTCAACGAGCAAGGCATTGTGGTCGAGAAAATTTACAACCCTGGCGTCGGCAAGTACGACGTCATGGTCATCACTGGCCCCGGCTTTGCCACCAAGCGCCAAGAGTCGCTTGAAGCAATGGCCCAGCTACTGCAAGGCAACCCAGACCTCTGGCGTGTGGCTGGCGACCTGTTCGTCAAGAACATGGACTGGCCGGGCGCTCAGGAAATGTCGCAACGCTTTGCCAAGGTGATCGATCCGGCCATCCTTGGCGACGACGAGGACAACCCGGCACTGGCAGCGGCCAAGCAACAGATGGAGGCCATGAACCAAGAGATGCAGCAGATGGCCGGCATGTTGCAGAACGTGCAGAAGTCGATGGAAGCGCGCGATCTGTCGATCAAGGAGTTCGAGGCCGAGATCAAGGCGTACCAGGCTGAGACGCAGCGCATTAGCGCCGTGCAGGCCGGCATGACCGAGCAGCAAATTCAAGACATCGCTATGGGCGTCGTGGCCGCCGCGATGGAGAGCAACGACATGATCTCCGAGCAGATGGAGCGCCAGATGCCGGAGATGCAACCAGAGATGCCGCCCCAAGGAGTTCCGCAATGAGCACCGCAGCCGACTTTATTGGCATTCTGTTCTTGGCCCGCGACGTGGCCCATTCGGTGCATCTGAACACGCGCAGCTACTCTAAGCATGTGGCGCTTAACACGTTCTACGACACCATCATCGATCACGCTGATGCGTTTGCCGAGGCGTACCAAGGCCGTCACGGCCTCATCGGGCCGATCAGCCTGCACTCGGCCAAGAAGACGACCAACATCATCGAGTTCCTCGAATCGTCGCTGGCCGAGGTTGAGGAGATGCGCTACAAAGTGGCGAAAAAAGAAGACACTTCGCTTCAGCAGTTGATCGATAATATCGTTGAGCTGTACCTGACCACGCTCTACAAACTGAAGTTCCTAGCATGACCACACCTTACGTTTCGCAGACGCAGTACGGCAAGAATGAGCTGTTTGAGCTGCAAGTAGCCCGTGGGCAAATCCAGGGGCATCGAAACGTTACTGTGTTCGGCTTTAACGGCGATGTTGACCAAACTCAGGTCTCGGTTTGGCCCTTGCCTAGCCTGATCACTTTTCCCGCTGCTGCATTGCAGATGACCGTAAGTTCTACCAGCGCAAACGATACGGCGGCTGGCACGGGCGCCCGTACGGTTGTTGTGCAAGGCGTGGACGCTAAGTACAACGAGGTCACTGAGACGGTTACCCTTAACGGGCAGACGGCAGTCACGATGAGCGCGTCGCTGCTTCGCGTCAACTATGCCTACGTAGCCACCGCAGGGTCGGGCAACAGCGCCGCTGGCGACATCTACATCGGCACGGGCACTGTGACCGCAGGCGTTCCAGCGACCGCCTACGACATCATTAAGTTCGACTACAACGCCACCACAACGGGCAGTTACACCATCCCAGCCGGGTACACAGCCTATGTTTCGCAAGGTCTGTTTTCGACGGGCCAGCCCAGTGGTACAACCCAAGTCCAAGGTCGTTTGCTGACCCGTGGTTTGAACAACATCCGCATGACTGCGGCGCTCACCACGCTCAATAACGGTGTTGCAAATTACGTGTTTGAGTACCCGCTTGCAGTTCCAGAGAAGACCACGATTGAGGCAACTGCGATTGCCAGTGCAAACAACAATGCCGTGTCTTCCATGTTCATCATACTTTTGGTTAAAAACTCTACGGGGTATTGAAATGGCACTTTACAGACAAGGCAACGCAGACGCCCAGATCAAAATCGGCGGTGGCAAGCTCTTTGGCGTGTTTATCTCCAGCACTTCCAGCGGGACGTTTGCTCTGTACGACAGCGCCAC